GCGCAACGCAAGACGTGCAGCAGTTGATCGCCCAGCGCAGCCGCCTGAACGCCGAGTTCCAGCGTGTGGCTGGCGACCAGATCATCAGCGCCCAAGGCATGGGCAGCCCGCAGGATTTGGTCAACAAAATGTACGGTGACATCAAGTTCACCAACAAGTTCATGCAGCAGTACGGCGCAAACAAGGATTCCGTCAACGCTGTGCGGTCGTTCATGCTGGACGACCTGGTGTCTTCCAAAGACCCCATCGCCGCGCTGTCAGACCGCAATAACGCGGCGGTGTTCAACCGCGTGTTTGGCCCGACCTACTCTAAAAAGGTGCAGGACTTTGTGACCGTGACAGACCGTCTGACCAAGGACATCACCAACGTGCCGTTCCGAGGTGAAACATTGCCAAAAACGGGTTTTGAGATGATGACAGGTTTGCCTCCTGAGCAAGTGCTGTCGCGCATCTACAACCCTGTGTCAGGGGTTGTATACGCGGTTACATCTACGTTCAGCAAGTTCTGGGCTAAGAAGGCGTCTGAGGCCACCGAAGCGCGGCTCAAAGAGCTGCTGCTCAACCCGAGCGACGCCATCAAGGTCTTCCAGGCTGTCCAACCCCGCGCAGCAGGGTTTGACCAGAAGAAGATTCAAGACGCCATCGACGTTGGCCGCAAGTACGGCGTCCAGTGGGTGGCCGATGCTGTGCAAGATGCAACAACAGGCGCTGCGCGCGGCGCTGTTCAAGAGCCACAAGAGTAAGCGTCAGAGCCGCCCTTTAGGCAATTCGTGCTTATTGAGTTGCGGCTTGACGCTTGGCTTGGCCCGGCTGTAAATGCCAAACGCCTTGTAGTCAGTGCTGGCGGGTACGCCTTTGGCGCGGTAAGAAACATCTTTCATAAAGATGCTCGGGCGCGGGTCTTTCTTCCAGTCAAACGGGTTCATTTGGTTACGCTCCAAAATAGCAACAACAAAAAAGCTATCCACAACACGCCGACAAGGCTAAGTAGCACCCATTCGGCCAAGTAGCGAAGCTGCTGGCGCCAGATGCTTGGCGGCAGCGGGTCAGCGGCTCGCATCACGGGTTTGTACTTAGCCACACGCACCGGGCAGTTGCGGCCTTGGTTGCAGTCTCCAAAATCATCGCAGCAGTTCATTGGAACTCCCTCAGTTTGTGTTTCAGTTCTCTGATCTCGCCCTGGGCTTTGAGTGCCAGTGCGCGGGTGCGTTGGTAGTCAGCAGCAGCTTCCTTTGCCGCTGCGAGCGCCTTGTCCAGCTTCCTAGCCTCACGCTTTAGGATGCGCTCATGCTCTTTGCGCAGGGCCGCAAGCGCAGGCTCTGTGATTGCTGCGACTTGGGCCTCGGTCAGCGCCAGTGTGACCACGGGGATGCGGTAGAGTTTGGCGGTCATGACTTGCCTCTTAGCATCTCTGCACGACAGTCGTTCCAGCCTTGGATGTATTGGGGATGCTCACCCTCTCGCGTGCCAAAAGCATCGGGCACGGCTGGCTGTGCAGCCTGTGCTTCTCGCAGGGCGTCTTTTGCATCCTCAAATCCCCCAGCGCCGTATCGTGTTGCAGCTTCCAACGCCTCCAATGCGAGCTTCAATGCTTCTTTCATTTGAATCTCCTGACTTTTTCAAATGTCACTTGTTTTTCTGGCGGCGGCGGTGTCATCTTCTCTGAGGGTGGGGTCCAGCCCCACTTGCGCCAGGTGGCCTGAACGTCAGCCCCGCTGCTCCACTTGAATTCTTTGTTCGGTACGGATGGATAGATCATCATTTGCTCCTTCGATTACTAAGTGCCGATAGGCACGGATTGCTGCTTTCAAGTCTGCTTGCAGACTCTCGATCAGCTCGTCTTGCTCAGACAACCGCTTGGCGGCGTCTTGGGCAAACTTGGCCAGGTTGTGCGCTTCCCACGCCGCAAACCTGTTCATGATTTGGTGGCCAGCGTCAGCAGCTCGGCTCTCTCTCTGGCCACGCGCAGCGTGTTGTAACGCTGGTGCAGGCGCTCAATGATCTTGACGCGGCGAGGGCCAGCCATCTCCGCGTCCAGCAGCGCTTTCACGTCGGGCTCTGGCAGCGAGGCCAGCACGTCATTAAGACTTCGCCATGTGTACATTTATTTTTCCTTCCAGTTGGTCAATTAGTTTGGTCGTGCGGTCGTGCGAGCGCTGCGCTGCGTTGAGTTGCCGCGTCTTGTGCCGCAGCTCAGACTTAGCCGCCCGCAGTTTGGCTTTCCATTGGTCGATTCGTTTCATTTGAGTGCCTCCAAGGCGATTTGAGAAAGGGATAGCTTGTCGTGCAGCGCCGCCCAGATTTTGTGATCGACAGTGCCGTCGGTCAGCATGACGTAACACCACACAGGGTTCTTTTGGCCTGAACGGTGCAGACGACCAAGGGTCTGTTCGTATAACTCCAAACTCCACGGCAGTGACAGAAACACCACATGACAGCCTCCGTGCTGGAGGTTGAGGCCGTGGCCTGCCGATTTGGGGTGGACGGCCAACAGCCTGACCTCGCCTCGGTTCCATCGTTCGATAGCGCCGTCATCGTCGAGCGTCGTGAGGTGCTTAAACCGTCGCTTGAGTTCAGCGAGTTCTTCTTGGTATTGGTAAACCAGTAGGGTGTTGGCATGTTGATTTTCGTCAAGCAGTTCTTCAAGGCGATCAAACTTGTGTGACGACAGCCAGATCGGGCCGTTGTCGGAGTACAGGAAACCAGACGACATCTGCTGGAGCTTCTGCGTGACGACAGCAGCGTTGACCGCCACCACGTCGTCCAGCACGAAGTCCTTCTTCATCTTGTTGTAGCCCGTCATGTCCATCTTGCAGTTCACCTCCACGGTGTGCAGGGGCGGCAGCTTGTCCTTGTACTCGCCGGGCTCCAACACGAACGTCGCAGGCTTGATGCGCTGCATGACCAGTTCCAGCGAGCCTTTGCGGGGCTGCCAGTCGCCGAAATCCTTGTTGACGAGCGTGAAGTATTGCTGCATGAACGCGCCCTTGGCCCGGCCCAGCAGCGTCTGGTCCACGATCTTGCACTGGCCAAACACGTCCTCAAGGCCGTTGCTGGTAAACGAACCAGTCAAGCCCCAACGGATGCTGATATCGCCGATGACTTTGTTCAGCGCCTTGAAGCGTGCGCCCGAGGGGTTCTTCAGCTTAGTCAGCTCGTCAAACACGATGGCGTCGATGTGGCCTAAGTTCTGCTCGGCGAGCCACTGAATGTTGTCGTAGTTGCTGACGATGATCTGAGCGCCGCTGTTAAGTGCCGCTTTACGCTGGGTAGGCGTGCCCACGGCCACGGCCAGAGTGCAGCCGGGTGCCCACTTGGGCTGCTCGACTGGCCACACGTCGGTGCAGACGCGCTTGGGTGCGAGCACAAGGAAGTGTATGGCGTAGCCGTCGATCAGCACGTCCTGCATGGCCGTCAGCGTGATGGCCGTCTTGCCAGCACCAACCGGAGCCAAGATCATGGCGCGGTCGTGCTCGTACAAGAAATCAGCCGCTGTCTCTTGATAGTCACGCAGTTTCATGCCGTTTTGCGCCCAATCAACCACGCCCATAAAGCACCGCCCGCAATTTTGGCTACAAATTGCATGGCAACAATGTGCGGCATTAACACGCCAAATGCAATTGTGGGAAACAACAGACTGTCAACCGCAGCACCCGCCACGTTGGAGCCGTTAGCGCGAAACATCCATGATCCACGTAACCGCGCAAACGTACCCCAATCGACAAGAGCCGCTGCGGTAAACGCACATGCCGATGCAACGGCAATCTGGCCAGCGGCGGGGTTAAGCAGATAGGTCAGCGCGCCAGTTGCTGCGATGAGCGCGCCCATCTGCCAAACTTTTAGTCGCACATGTAGCCAGTCACGTAACGCCAAATCTAACCCAATCAAAACAAATGAATTGATAGGTGAAATGGCGGGGCCAAAAGTTGCGACACTCAAATTAGCCAGTGTCATAGCGGCGGCGTAAATAGCAATCGCAAAAGAAAGGTTCATGTTAACTCCTTGAAGTTGTACGTTGCGGGTGAATTAAAGGCTTCAATGCGCTGGCGCATAACTTGCGCTCGTGCTTCTTTAGTGGGTGGAAGGTAATTACCTTTTGCCCAGTGTTTGTCAATGTTGACGTTGCGCGCAATGTTGGTGGAGTCGGCGCTGGTGAACGGTAACCGCGAAAAAACTTTAGGGTTAAGCATCCGCAGGCCGTGCAATTTGACTAATGGTCGGCCTTTTGAATCGCACACAACACGCATTGTTTGATCAATGCGCGCCCACCACTCAGCGTTTCCAACAGTTGCGTATTGACCGCTGCTGCCAATGCACACGCGAGGGTAGGTTGTTGCCAAACGCTCAAGCCGATCCAGTGACTCGTGCATGTGCCAGACGGGCGCGCCAAACACAGCGCCTAATGGCCATTCGTCTAATAGCGCGTCATTGGCGGCTTCATCACCATCAATCACATCTGGAATTACGGCAAAGTCACAATTAGGCGTAAGCCGACAATCATGCGCCCAAGCATAAAACGGTTGCCAATCTTGGATAGGGCGACCGTTTTTCCACGCGGGGAACGCGCCGTTATCAATTGCAAATGATTGGCAAATTTCTATCGCAACACCTAATTGACCTGGGTGTGCAAACGATACAAATGCGTGCCCACCGCCCACCGCACTAACGGCGCTAGTCTGAGGTGTAATCGGTAACCCGTGATAGTGAATCATTTTGTCACTTCCATAAGCCACCCGTCTATTTGATCTTTGTTCCACAGACACACATACCTTTGGTTCATCTTGGCCATGTCACTGGCGAAGACCTTCTGCAACTCGGACAGCCTGCCGCCCTCGGTCTTGACCTCAACGAACCATGTCTGGCCGTTGGGCAGGCACACGATCCGGTCGGCCACGCCGCGATGCGCAGGGCTGGTGAATTTGTACGCCCGACCGCCTAGCTCTTTGACGCGCTTGGTGAGGTGGGCTTCAATCTGGCGCTCTAGCATCTTCCAACTCTCGATTAATCGCCATGATTGCCGCGTGCGCTGCGCGCATCTCAGAACTTTTAAACAGCTCTTCCTGACTCATAAAGCCAAACATTCGCCATGTGAGCGCCAGTAGCGCTTTTCGGGCCTGCTCTAAGGTTTTTTCTTTGCTATCCATTTTGCACCTCTGTTGTTGATGACACGAATAATACATGAAAAAAAGATTTGCACAACAAATATTTTCTGTGATACACTGAACGCCTCATCAACTACAGGACAGTCAAATGGACTACTCAATCAAAGGCGCCGAGTACAGCAACATCAACCTCACCCCATACGAGGGTGGCATCTGGATCAGCCTCCATCGCCACTGCGCTTACACATCCACCCATCTTTCAAAAGAGCAGGCAGAGCAACTGCGTGACGCTCTCATCGCTCTGACAACGGAGAAAGAAGATGCAGCACAGTAACATCGTCGGCGGTAGCACCGCCAAGCGCGTCATCAACTGCCCTGGCAGTGTGGCGCTGGTGCAGAAGATGCCCCCAAAGCCCAGCAGCAAGTACGCCGACGAAGGCACGCTGCTGCACGACGTGATCTCTGAATACTTGGGTGCAGGAATTACCTTTGAGTCTTTTATCGGCAAGAAGAACGGAGACATTGTGCTCACGCAAGAGCTGATCGACGAAAAGCTGGTGCCAGCACTGGCGTTGCTGGACGAGGTGGACCCTAACAATGAAATGCTTTATGAAGTCGAGACACGGGTCAGCTTTGGCGATCTGCTGCCCGGCGTGTTCGGCTCGACCGACTTCGTGGGTCGCTTAGGTGACAAGGCTGTGGTGCTCGACTGGAAGTTCGGCGACGGCGTTATCGTGACAGCCGAAGAGAACGAGCAGCTCATGTTCTACGCAGCCGCCGCGATGCGAACCGATGCTCTGAAGTGGGCCTTTGAGGGCGCGACCGAGATCGAGTGCGTGATCGTGCAGCCGCCAATGATCCGCCGCTGGACGACAACGCCTGAGCGCATTGCTCAGTTCGAGCACCAGCTCGTTAAAGCCGTTAAAGCAGCCCAGCAGCCCGACGCTGGTTTGAAGGCTGGCGACCACTGCCGCTGGTGCGCAGCCAAGCCCGTTTGCCCTCAGATGACGGGCGCTGTTGAGCGTGCGGCCTTGGTGAAGATCAAAGAGATCGACGCCGTTACGCTCGGCCAGTACCTGGCCAAGGCCGACGTGCTGGAGGGTTGGATCACAGATTTGCGGGCGCTGGCGTTTCAGTTGCTGGAGAAGAACATCCCCGTGCCTGGGTATAAGATTGTCCAGAAGCAAGCCCGGCGTCAGTGGACCGATGAGACCAAAGCAATCGCTGCGCTGCACGACATGGGTGTGCCCCGTGGCGAGCTGTTCAGCCCAGAGGAAATTCGCAGCCCTGCTCAGATTGAGAAGGTGCTGAAAAAGCGCAAGTTGGCACTGCCTGACGATCTCGTCAAGTCGGTGTCATCAGGCACAACACTGGCAAGCGAGGATGACTCCCGCCCAGCAGTGTTGCAACTCGGCGACCTTCGGGCCGCTATTTCTAAACTCCAGTGAAAGTAAAAAATGCAACTCGCAACATTCTCTAAAGCAAACCTCCCCGCCCTGACCAGCGCCTTGCGTAACCTCCAACCCGTTGGTGGTGATGTTGGCGTGGCCATCATCAAGATGGACAAAGGCGGCCATTGGGTCTTCGGTGCAGACCAGACCGAGATCGAAGAAGGCTCGACTTGGGCCGTCAATCCTTTGTCGTTCGTCCACGGCTTCATCGCCTGGGGCGACGGCGAGGTGCTCGGCGAAAAGATGGTCGGCATCGCCAACCCTCTGCCAGAACTTGACGAAGCGCCGCCCGGTGCCAAGAAGGGCTGGGAGTCACAGGTCGGCATGTCGATGAAGTGCGTCTCTGGCGACGACAAGGGTCTAGAAGCCCGCTACACCGTGACATCCGTCGGCGGTAAGCGTGCGGTGCAGACCTTGGCCGTGGCCCTGGCTGATCAGGTGGACAAAGACCAGACCAAACCAGTGGCCATCGTGCGTCTAAAGAAGGACCACTACCAGCACAAGTCCTACGGCAAAATCTACACCCCGGTCTTTGAGATCGTGGAGTGGATGAGCATGGACGGCGAAGCGCCAGAAGTGGCCGCTGAAGAAGCACCAGCTCGCCGCCGCCGCGCAGCGTAAAAGTAGAGGCCGAAAGCGGGGGTTGTGAAAGCGTTATACGCAACGGTGGACGCCGTTACTGACTAAGAGCCACATAAATGTGTAGGTCAGAATTCACAACCTCCGTCAGTAGGCCCTTTTTCTGATGCCCTGTGACAGAGGGCATTGGAAAAGGAAACGACTATGACTGTTTTGTGGCTTGACTACGAATCGCAAAGTGAATGCGACCTCCCATCAAGAGGGGCCAGCAATTACGCACAGCACCCCAGCACAAAAATGCTGTGCGCTGCGTATGCGTTTGACGACGAAGACGTGCAGCTGTGGTGGGCGCATGAGCCGCCACCCGCGCGGCTAGCCGAGTATTTCAAATCGGGCGGGTTGATCTACTGTCACAACGCTAGTTTTGACCGACTGATTACTTGGTACGTTGTATGCCCTGATTACGGTTTAGCAGAGCCAGCCTTGGAGCGCTGGTATTGCACAGCAGCACAGGCTCGCGCCAACTGTGCGCCTGGCAGCCTTGAGGACGTGGGGCGTTTTGCTGGCGCTGATATGCGCAAGGACCATCGCGGTAAACAACTTATCCGCATGTGTTGCGTACCGCCGTTCAGCAAAGACCCAAAAGTTTTAGCCGAGCTTGGTGAATACGCAATGCAGGACGTGCGCGTGATGCGCCTGGTCAGCAAGTCGCTGCGCCCGCTGTCCGATGACGAACTGCTGGACTATCACGTCAACGAGCAGATCAACGACCGTGGCGTGCTGGTAGACGTGCCGCTGTGCCAAGCCGCCGTGAAGTACTCCGCCGATGAGACCGTGGAGATTCAGCAGATCGTCACCGAGGTGACCGACGGCGCGATCACCAGCGTGCGCTCGCCTAAGATGCGCGAGTGGGTGCTGGAGCGTGTCGGGCCGGAGGCCAAGAAGCTGATGTGGAACGGCGAGAAGTATTCGATTGACAAGACTGTGCGGGCCAACCTGCTCGCGATGGAAGACCCCGATGAGATTCCGCCCCATGTTGCAGACGTTATTCAATGCGCAGACGACCTCTGGGCGTCTTCGGTCGCGAAGTTCAACCGTCTCTCGAATCTCGCCGATGAAGAAGATCACCGAGTCCGAGGCGCTTTCGTTTTTGCTGGAGGGGCTGCCACCGGACGAGCGTCGAGCTATGGCGCTCAGGTTCACAACTTTACCCGCAAATGCGCCAAAGAGCCTGATGAAGTACGCCACGCTATGGTGCGTGGCCACGCAATCACACCAAGATTTGGTCGCCGCATTACAGATGTGCTCAAGGGGATGCTCCGGCCTGCGCTGATCGCCAAGCCTGGCCACGTCCTGATCGCCTACGACTGGTCGGCCATCGAGGGCCGTGTGCATCCGTGGCTGTCCAACTGCCCGGCAGGCGAGGCCAAGCTGGATGTGTTCCGGTCGGGCATGGACCCGTACAAGGTCAACGCAGCCGCGACGTTCGGTGTGGCCTACGCCGATGTCACCTCGGACCAGCGTCAGGTCGGAAAAGTTCAGGAGCTCGCCCTTGGATTCTTAGGCGGTGCAGGCGCGTTCGAGGTGTTTGGCCGCGCCTACGGCATCCGGCTGTCGGTGTCTGAGGTCAACAAGGCCGTGGAGGGCTGGCGCAGGGCCAATCCTTGGGCGCAGGCCCACGGCCAGCAGCTCGAAGCCGCCTACCTCAGGGCGATGCGAAACAAAGGTTTTGAGTTTGCCGCAGGTCGCATTGTGTACTTGTTCGACGGTCAGACCCTCTGGTACAGTCTGCCCTCTGGCCGGGTTCTGTGCTACCCCAACTCCAAATTTGACGCCGAAGGCAACGTGACATACACCAAAGCAGCATGGAAACCCGCCGCCGACGCCAAGGAGTGGCCCCGCGCCCGTCTGTGGCGTGGTCTGGCTTGCGAGAATGTCACGCAGGCGACAGCACACGACATCCTGCGCCACTCTCTGCGCCAGCTCGATGGCGTCGTCCTTCACGTCCACGACGAGATCGTTGTCGAGTGCCCGGCTCAAGAGGCCGAGGCAGTCGCCGCCCACATGCACCAGATCATGTGCAGCCCGCCCGCCTGGGCCGAGGGCTTGCCCTTAGCCGCCGAGGGCGTCACCACCACCCGTTACTCGTAACCTAAATAAATTTTTAAAAAGAAAAGCCCCCGAGTTTGAGGCTCGGAGGCTAAAGTTCCCAACAGGAGAAACCGCATGGATTTTATCAGTTATATCTGCTCACTGCCCGCTGAGGGCGAGACCGCTTTGATGGTGTTGCAAAAACCCGTCGGTCGTGAGATTCAACTGCACGCCGATGGCGCGATCAAGGCGACTTGGCCAGCGTTCCTGCCCGGCCACAAGATGAAACCCGGCGCGTGGTACGGCAACACCGCCAGCTTCATCGTTGACCGTTTCAAGGATGGCCACGTCAGCGCCTCCGCTGCTAACTGCGAGTTCGTCATCGTTATGGTGCTGGACGACGTGGGCACGGACAAGGTGCCCAACACCTGCCCCCTGCCCCCGACTTGGATCATGGAGACATCGCCCGGATCGTTTCAGTGGGGCTACGCCTTCAGTGAGCAGCCGCGCAAGGGCGATTTCGCCGCCGCGATCAAGGCCATCGCCGAGGCGGGTTACACCGACAAGGGCGCGATCAACGCCGTGCGCAACTTCCGCCTGCCCGGCTCGGTCAACCTGAAACCGGGCCGCAACAATTTTGAATCTGTGCTGGTCGAGTTCGACCACACCCGTGAGTACACCCTCGAAGACCTGTGCGCGGCCATGAACGTCACGCCGGGCCCGGTCGAGTCGGTCTACGCCCCGGTCCGAGTCCAAGACGATGGTGGCGACGACGTGATGGCGTGGCTGTCGGATAACGGACTCGTGCTCTCTAACCCGAACCAAGAGGGCTGGGCTGGCGTGCATTGCCCCAACGCTGCCGAGCACACCGACGGCAACCCCGAGGGGCGCTACATGCCAGCAAACCGGGCGTACTGCTGCAAGCACAGCCACTGCCTAGAGCTCGATTCCAGCACGTTCCTCAAGTGGGTGGCCGACAGTGGCGGCCCGGTCCACTCCCCCGGCCTGCGCGACGAGCTGCTGGTGAGCGCGATGGAGTCAGCCCTCAGTAAACTGACGCCTACGGTCGAGTTCCCCAACGTGGCGGCTGCTGTCGTGGCCGAAACTGAGCGCAAGGAAATGGCGCGGGTCGAGAAGGCCGACTGGTGGGATCGCTTCGCGTATCTGCAAGACGATGACGCTTACTTCGATATGCAAGACCGCCGCGAGATCAGCCGCAGTACGTTTAACGCCATGTTCCGGCACATCGGCTGCAAGTCCGTCCACAATGGCCGCAAGGTCGAGGCGTCCTACTCGTTCGATGAGCAGCGCCAGGACAAGGGCGCTCAGTCGCTGGTCAGCGTGACCTACGCTGCTGGCGCGGGTACGATTGTCAACCGGGACGGGCTAACCTACGGCAACCGCTGGGTTAACGCACGCCCTCAACCCGTGGCTGGTGACGTGTCCCCGTGGCTGCGCCATGTTGAGCGCCTTGTCCCCGAGAAGTTCGAGCGTGAGCACCTGCTTAACGCGCTGGCGCATAAAGTCCAGTTCCCAGGCCATAAGATCAACCACGCGATCCTGATGGGTGGCACGCACGGGTGCGGCAAAGACACCATGTTCGCGCCGTTCTTTTGGGCCATTGGCGGTGACGCCAAGCGCAACTGTTCGCTTGTCAAGAATGAAGACCTCACGTCGCAGTGGGGTTACGCCCTCGAATGTGAAGTGATGGAGATCTCAGAGCTGCGCCAAGCTGACGCCAAAGACCGCCGCGCCCTTGAAAACACACTAAAGCCGATCATCGCTGCGCCGCCTGAGCTGCTGACCGTCAACCGCAAGGGTCTGCACCCGTATTACGCCCTCAATCGGCTTTTCGTGATCGCGTTCTCCAACGAGCGTGTCGCTATCTCGCTGCCCTCAGAAGACCGCCGTTGGTTTGTCATTTGGTGCGAAGCCGCCCGGTTAACTGAGCGTGAGGCACTGGCACTGTGGAACTGGTACAAGAACCAAAACGGGTTTCAAGCAGTCGCCCATTACCTGCACACCCGTGACGTGTCAGCGTGGAACCCGTCCGCGCCCCCGCCCGTAACTGAAGCCAAGCAAATCATGGTCGAGCACGGCATGAGCACGGCCGAGGCTTTTTTGGTGGACATGCTGCGCCGCAAGTCCGGCGAGTTCGCCCGTGGTGTGATCGGTTCCCCTTTTCATGCGCTGTGTGACCGGTTGCAGGGCCTGGCCCCCCAGGGCGTGAAAGTCGTCCAGGGCGCGCTATTGCACGCGATCAAGGAGGCCGGATGGGTGGACTGTGGCCGCCTGGCCGCGCAGGGTTACCCCAGCAAGAAACATATTTTCTGCGCCCCTGACATGCTGCAGGCGTCAAAATCCGAGCTTAGGCGGCTAGTCGAAACCCCATAAAAAAGGGCCCCTAGTGGGCCCTTTTGGTTAGTATGCGCAGGATCAGCGCCAGACAAGCGTAGATCATAGCCTTAACCCTTCGCGAGCCGCGCCCGCCGCTTGCTTGGCCGTCATGGTCCCTTCAGCGATGGCTTCGAGCGTGGCCGTCGCTTCACCCAGGTAACGCTGCAGCGTGGCAATTCTGGCCAGTAGCGCGGCCGTGGTGGTGTCGCCTGCGATATAGGCCAGGCGCTCTTGCTCTTCAATTGTCAGCATAGTGATTCTCCAAGTATTGCGCGACGGTGCGCCCGGTTAAAAAAGCATGCTCAGCGCTGGGCAGGTCAATCGGCGCGTTGTCTGTAGCGTCGGCCAGGTCTATAAGCCATTGATAGAACTCTTTCATGTCTCGAAATCCTGCAGGTTCGCGGCCATTGTGGAATACGGCCCGGTTTGGAATAGCGCGCGGTATGCGTGATAGACCGTCATCAGTGTGACCGGCCGCCCCTTATAGTGGCCGCGCGTGCCTGGCGCTGGCCAGTCTGCCCGCGTCGGGTATCGGTCAGGGTTTGGATTGTGGGTATAGCCTGGGATCATACGGCCGCCTTCATCATTATCACTTTGGCCATTTTGCGGCCGTGGGCTGGATAGCAGATCAAATCAATGGATTTGTCCCAGCACGCGCGGCAGCCGCTGCAGCGGCCGTCGTGCTCATAAGCGCGGCAAAGTGACGCGCCTGGATGGTTCTGAAAGGTGTCAGCGCTGGGTCCAATAACGGATCCGTGCAGGCCAGGGATATATTCCCCGTTGATTGAATCAGCGGAAAAGCGCACGCTCACGTTATCCAGCGCTTTCATTTGCTCGAGCACCTGGCGGAATTTTGGGAATTTATGCATCCGCGTCGGGAGCCAGTGTTTCACCCAGGGCGTGCGCTGCATCACTTCGAGCACTTTTTCCGCCAGCGCCAGGGAATACAAGTCGCCGCTGTCCAGCCAGCGGAAATATCGGTCGCGCTCGAGTTCCTGGACCATATCGTCGCACCAGTCCAGGCGCTGCCAGTCCAAGCGGTTGAATTCCCTGGGCGCTTTCACGTTTGCAAATACGTAATTGCCCGTCGTGGCGTAGCATCCTTTGCACGCGTCAACTAGCACGCCTGGCGACTCGAGCGAGCCAGGGCAGGTGTCCAGCGCCTGCAGGGACCAGGACCGGATACCGTCCAGCTTGGATGTAATGGAAATTTTTGGCATGTTCAGGCTTTCAAAGGGGTTTGACAATCGAGCGAAGCGCGGTATCGATATGGGAATCATCCAGGTATGGATAAAGCGCGTCGCAGATAAAGCGCGTGCATCCGGCCATGTAGGCCAGGTCCCAGCGATAGCGCTTGTCGGTCAGGTTTTGCGCGCGGTACGCGTCGCGCTTTTCAGGTGTGTCCAGTGGCTGGACCATTGTGGCCATTGTGGCCAGGTGTTCGTTTGTGATTTTCATGGCCAGGTCCTTATTTAGTGAGCACGTCGAAGTAGGCCAGCGCCAGCGCGGCGAGCGCCAGGCCGATAGCGACGGCCGCCAGGATGTCGAGGATTTGGTTTTTCATGGTGTTGGTCCTTTCAGCAAATAAATTCGGGATGGCCAGTGACGCCCATCTGAGCGGCCAGGTCGCGCAGCGCGGCGGCGCTTTTGTTGGTGCGAGCGGCGCGGATGAGGGCGGATAATGCGCGCGCTGCGAAGTCGTCGCCCAGGCCAGCGGCGAGGAATTGTTGGATCTTGGCAACTTCGCGGATTTCGGATTTGTTCATGGTTTCGGTCCTAGTTGGTTGATGGTGATTTGATTGTAAAGGATTTCTTTGCAGGGCGTATAGGTAGTTTCCCTAGGTTTTGCATGTTCTGGGTCATGTTCTGGGTCATTTGGGTCATAGTTGGGTCATCTTTTTTTTGGTGTTTGACCCATAGAAAAGTGAGCATTGACGCGGGTTTGCGGGCGTTCTGGGTCAAATTGTCATTGTTTATCTGATGTCATAGAAAATATATATATATATAGGCGGAACGGCCAAGACACGAGCACGCCAGGAACACGCCGCGGTGGATCCAGCGATAAAATTAGGGTGACAATTTGACCTAGATGACCCAGAAAATGGCTAGACCCTGCAAAGACAACACCCGGTATTTTTCGCGCCCACTTTCGGATGCGGACCGCGCCATCCTGATGGCCGCTGGCCGTGGTGATATTTCCGTGGGTTTCCGAGAGGTGCTCGCGGTGTATGCGGACCTATGGCACGCAGGCTTTCGGCCAGGCGATGACCCCCTGATATTTCTAAATGAGAATCAGTTGCAATTAGCGGATTGATGGCCGCCAGGCGCTGGCCACGATGGCCGCCAGGTAGCGGCAAAAGGGACCATCCGCTCTTCACCCCCACGCACGCCGCTCAAAGCCGCCTGGCCTCGAGCCACCTGGCCGCTCGCCGCCTGGCCTCGAGCCGCCTGGCCGCCTGGCCTGATAGCTTCGCGCTATCGGCTCGCGTGGCTGGTAGCCATTTGCTATGGGGGGGGGAGGGTCTGGCTGTTAGACAAAAAGTTACAGG